CGTACCCAGACCCACGTTGACTGTAACGTCGTATTGGGTGCTCCACTCGCGGGGGTCCATAGGCACGAACTTGCCGCGCAGACGGATGATCCTAGGCTTGTCTTGGTACTTGCAGAGCAGGTGCAGAATGTTCTTAAAGATGTCCTTGATGCCGGTTTCTGCAAATATCCGAGCGATTAACTCAAGTTTGCCGGCAGCGGCGTTTTGCATGACAGCAATTGCCGTGGCCGTGGTGTTTTGCAGGATATTTGGATCTAGTCCCTGAGAAGCCTCGGTGACACCCGTCCGTTTGGCTTGGATGTCGTCCATGTACTGAAGCATCGGGAAGGACTGCCCCGCGACTGCTTGGACGGGAAGTTGTTGGATGGCGGCAGGATTCTTGACCCTGACCACCCCGCCGGGGGTGACCGTAAGCAGGTCATCAAGATTTACCTGTCCGTCCACGGCAACTACCCGAGCATTGTTTGTCAGGTAGAGGTTGTCTAAGATCTGGCGGGTCAGCGTGGACTTGATAAGCTGAAGGTCCATCGTCCGATCAGCCATAGACTGACCAAAGAACTTGTGCGGCAGCGGAATCGGGCAGATGGAGCAGAAGGGAAGATAGTCGATCTCTTCGTTTTCCAAGACCGTAGATCCTGCGTAGATTACACGGCGTAACTCTGCGATCCCATCCTCGTCATAGTCCACGCGGATGTAAGATTCAAATACCTCGATCTCTTGCATGGCAGGATCAAGGCTCATGTCATCCGGCTGCTCGCCGTTGGAGTAGCGGGCAACACGCTCGGGCGTGTAGGTCAGATCCTCAAATGTCGGGAGTTGGTCGATCTCGTCCTTATCGAACCCCATCGCAACCAGTTCGGAGCGGGTTACCAAACGGCGGTGAGCGCAGAAGGGTGTGTCTGCAAGCTCGATGGTTTTCTTGCTGACGATGAACTCTTCGGGCGGGACGTTCTCAACGACTACCCGGCCCTTCTTGTCGATCTTCTTGACCTTTACATCGTAGGCAAAGATCGGCATTGTGACCGGCATCCCTGTCATGGGATCTGGCATCTGGGTCTCGGCGATCTGCTTCTGGTCCTGACTTACGATCTCGTACTGCTGGTCTTGCAGAAGGAGGAACAGTTCTTCCTCGGACAGGTTCTCGTACTTCTCGGTCGTGACCTCTGTCTCGTCCTTCCAATAGACCTTGACGGTTCCGGTCTTAGAAAGCAAGGCGTCCTTAATCATCGTGTGCAGGACTGAGATCCCCGGGTTATCCCGCATGAACACCCAGTTACACATCTGAGTTGCTTGCTCTGCCAGCTCTACATCTTCCGGTCCTTGGGGCTCGAATACCACCACCTCGTCCGAGGCAGTAAACACCCGCATAAGTGCGGGCATAGCGCCATCCACAGCCTCGGCAACCTCGCGGGTAACGATACGCGAACGACCGTCTACCTCGTTGCCATACTCTTCGCCGTTGTAATACTGGATGGCTTTGCGGCGGGACTCGGTGGTCTCGGTCTCAAGATAGCCAATAGCGTTGTCTATCTCGTTTTCGAGTATGCCTTTTAGGGTTTCTTCATTCATTTACACGATCCATTTCACATTCGGTGAGAGTGGTTTGCTCCAGTTGCTCGTTTGGTTCATGCCGACCGCAAGGTAGCGGAAGGCGTCAGCCGCATGAGAACTCCAGTCATGGAGTGGTTTGTCATAAAAGACATTGCGTTTCTCGTCGTACTCTCGGCGGTAATTCTTTAGGGCGTCTAGTCCCTGCTTGGTTTTAGGGTGGAACCAGCAGTTAGGCAGCATCCTTCTGACGGCTTGGATTCCATCGTCAACCGATAATCTTGGGCATACCGTGATGGATAATCCCAAGTCCTGTAAAGACTCTTTTCGACTCTTGCCTGTTCCTAATTCTCTGACTTCCACATCATGCGGCAGGATATGTTCTGCCTTGGTGTAGTCATTGTTCTTGATCCAGTTTACATACCATGCTAGCCCTTGGCCGTGGTTCTCGACGTAATCAATAATCCTGATTTCCTTACCCATCGTCTGTGCAACGAAGATCGCTGTCGAATCACCAACACCCAGATCCCACGCCGTAAACGTTTTAAGTAGATCGTCTCGGGCAAATTCTTGAAAACGGTCGGCAGGTAGTTCGGTGATGATTTTGGCGTAGAACGAACCTTCGACTGGAGAATCAAAACTGCACTCGAATTCTTGGGCGTATTTAGCGTCGCCCATTTCCTTCTTGGCAGCGGCGAGTTCATCCGGAGAAAGTATGTCCGTCTCCGAAGCCTTGAACTCAAGTAACTTCCAGCCGGGTTCTCGTTCTGCTCGGTCTCGGAAGTCTTTGAAGTGGTTTGCACCCTTGGGGGTTCCTAAAAAGATAGCCCAGCCCAGCCTGTCAGCAAGAGCAGGACGAACAATTTCGTTCCATATCTTCGGGTTTTGATCACCGATCTCATCCAGAACCACGCCATCAAAATACTGGCCCCTAAGACTGTCAGGGTTATCCGACCCGTATAGTTGGATTCGTCTGTCAAGAAAATCTACCTTTAGTTCTGAGATGTTCGCTGACGTATTTAGGTTCTGTGTGTATTTTACCAAGTAATCCCACGCCACCCGCTTTGCTTGACCGTAGGTGGGAGCGATGTAAGCAAATCTCGGCGCTTCCTTTTTGCACTCAATCGCAAAGTGGATCAGATGATTCAGAGCTGCGACTGTCTTGCCTAACCTACGATGTGCCACCACGACCACAAAGCGGTTCTTCTTTGCCGCCTCGTGGATTGCGGTTTGGTACTCCCTTGCAACGTATCCGGTACTGACTTCTATTTCGGTCATATCCCCGTGACTACTTTCATAATCACCGGGCCACTATCGTTTCCTGTTACCTCAGTCCGAGCCAGTTTGGGGATGTGGTACTCAATCGCCTTCAGGTAGATGTCGCACGCCTTTTCAGGATTGGTCTTGGCGACCTGATCCATCCACTCTAGGAACTTCGGAGCGTTGTCCTCGGCCATCCTAGCGATAGCCTCTCTGACGGCTGCTGTGGCCTTATTAGGGCTGCCCTTGGGCCTTCCCATGCCTGCATTGGGCGGGAGCCTGCGTTCTGTAATTTCTTGTACTTTACTGTCTTCCATTTCCGAATCCTTCCGGTTGTTCGGGATAAGTGTGGTTATTTTACCACAGTTCTTTTATCTTCTTACAAAGTCTGTCCCAGTAGTAGCGGACATTCCAACATAGGTCGTTCCAGAGTTTTTTCATGGTTTCTTAGTGAGAATGACTCTCATTGCGTCTATTGCACGAGGGACGGCTACAAGCTGCTCTGCTTGTAAGCCTTCGGACTTCATCACCTCTTGGCCGAGTTCAGAGATCTCGTACTCGAGGCTTTGAAGGTAAAACCTTTCTTTCCAGTTCAGATACCAATGCCAGTCTGTGTAATACAGCCATGACCGCTCATTAAACGCTCGGACATGGGTTGGGTCCTGCCACGCACCGTAGGATAAGTCGTAGGGCACATGGATGTGGAACTCGCCATCTTCGTGTAACAAGTCCCGGCAGTTAGTCATTGCGGTTACTAGGTCAGGAATATGTTCCAAGACATCGTTAGCAATGATGGTCTCGAACATCCCGTGTTCTACTAAAAACTCGCCGTGGCGGTTCTTAATCGTAGTTCCCCACGGGACATTTGTAATGTCTAGCAGCCAGTCGGGGTTTTTCTCCGGCTGGATGTCGGCGTTGATTGCATCCCTGTGCCAGTCTTTTCCTGAGCCTAAATTAAGCCTTCTGATAGACGACAATGAAGTCTCCCCAGTTACCCTCTAAAGTCTTAGTGTAGAGAATTTCGCATGGCATATTGTTTCTCGCCGACCACTTTTGTAGTGCTCGGGCCGCATCTGGGTAAAACCTCCAACAATCCTGTGGGTGGGCGTGGTAGTCGCCTCTAGATGGGGCGTTTATGTAAAACATCCCACCTGATCTGAGGATTCTCATTCCCTCTAAAAAGGTCAGCCAGAACATCTCTGCGTGCTCAAAGCATGAGCTTGTAACTACGATGTCTGCGCTTGCCGTTTCCAAGGGAAACTTGTATTCGTCTTGTAAAACTATGTCTACACCTAGTCCGGGCTCGTAGTCCAGACCTATGTAACTGTAATGCTTAGGACAAGCCTCGCGGATTGACCCGTTTACGATCTGTGAGCCGATCTCTACGACTCGGGCTGATTCCTGTGGATAAGCCTTGTAAAACTCATCAACGCTTTGTAGTGCGCTGGCGTGCATTACTTCGGTTTGTAGCGGGCTTTGAGCCTTTCCCCGAGGCTTTTGAGGGCTTGGAGGTCCGCTTGGTTTTGGGGGACTTTGGCTCCCCATCGCTTAAATTGCATGGCGGCGGGCGTAGGCGCTCCGTTCTTGTCTGTGAGAGGGTGTCCCATACTGAGGGCTTGTGCTGCTTTGCGGGTAATGAACTTTGCTCGGTCGTATTGATCGCCTCTTGACGCACCCTTAGTTGACCGGACGGGCTGGCGAACACTACCACCCTCGCGATTGTATTCAGCCATCTTTTTAGTAGTGCGAGCATCATATTTCTCAAAAGCCTCCGCTGCTTGTCTGACGGTGCGCGGCATTATTTCTTGGCCTGTGCGCCACGCATATTGGCGATTAGGGATGGGTACTTGGTCCCGGTGGACTTGGCAAACCGCTTGGCAGCAGCCTTCTGGTTCTTGGACAGTTCTTTAGGTTTGCCCAGCTTTTTAGGACGGTCTTTCTCCCAGACGTCTTTCATTTCTTCACCCGCTTGGGCAGTTTTTTGAGGCTAGATTGGCCTTCCTTGACCATTTTCTTAGCCACGGACTGCGGAACCCCGGTAGCCTTGGCGACCTTTGGGTTGGCTGCGGCGGCAAACATTAGTTTGGCCTGCTGCTTGGATTTGAAAGGCAATTCGATTCTCCTTGTGGACAATGTGTGTACGGCTATATAACTTTACCGCCCTCGAATCTTACAGGGATGCAGGCCCCGGTGGCGGCTTTTATATGAGCTGCCTTTTCCGCTGCCGCTAGGTGGGCGTCTACATGGGCTTGGCAGGCTCGGAACTCAGCCATTACCGGATCTGCGTAAAACTTACATTCCCCTCCTACCATGCAAGCAAATAGGACGGGAATCCACATTTAATCTTCTTCCTCTTCGGACTCTTCTTCGCCTTTGAGGTTCTCGTTGAACTCGTAGGCGGCGCAGACATTCTTGTCGGAACAGGTAAATTCCCAGATCTCGCAGAAGCCTTGGCCCTTAGCCAGAGTCGGGTATTCCGTATTGAAATACTCGCAGGAACTGCATTTCTGCGCTCCGGTGGCAGGACCGTAGGCGGCTTTCATCACCGCGTTGGCCTTATTCTGGGCGTTGGTTTCCTTGTCCATCATGGCTTCAGGCATTTCCATCTCAGGCTCCAAAAGACCGCCTTCGGCTTTCTTGCCGTTTTTGGGCTTGCCAAGCAGCCCGATCATAATGACGGGGGACTTCATTTCTTGGGGCCGTATTTACCGGGGGTAGGCTTTTTCTTTTTACCGTACATAGTCGTTCTCCAAAAAAGGAGACCCCCAAGCCTTGTGAGCAAGGGGGTCTGAGAGGGGCTTGAAGGATAGTACCGTGAGGAGGACGGATGTATCCACCGATGAGAGTAGCATACTTTTGCAAAAATACAACACTTTTTTCAATCTTTTTTTACCCAGTAGACCCAACGCATTTTTGGACCGTTTCCGTTGGAGACCTCACGCTTTTCTCGTAGTAGTCTTTTGGACCGGCAGAGGCTGGCAAGCGAGCCAGAAACTATCCCAGCAGCCAGCTCTAGGTTCTTTTGGATCTCGGCAAGGGTTACAGGTCCGCTTGCCGCCACAAGTTCAAATATCCGGTCAGTCGTTTTCATTCATCCTCCATAGTTTATAAGCCCCGCAGGACCAGCCAATAATAAATACTAGAACCGCAATTTCTTCAAACAAGTAAAACACCTCCATTGTGTAGTTTTACCCCTTGTCACCCGCTTGCCGAGCTCTGACCGCTTCCACGAGTTGCACGAGAAACAATGACTTTCCCCCAGAGCTTTGGACGCTGCTTGGTCGATTTCCTTCAGGGTTGGGTTGAAAATAGGTTTTGCCGTTTCTTCTAACACGCTTAAGCCTTCCCTCGGACAACAGAGAGTTTATGACCTTGTAAACCGTTGTCTGGCTTACCAAGAACCTTTTGGTCAGCTCCTCTACCATCACCGGCCTTTTGCGGCTCAGGATGTAATCTTTCACTTTCTGCACGAACCAACTCCCTGTAAACCTTCATCCTCTTTTCCAAGTACCCCGGCTTTTCCGACTCAGCCTTGGGTATATATCGGAAGTTTGGGTCTTCAAGTCTGCCCATTGTCGTCCTCCTCGATTCCTCGTGCCCATTTGTAAATTTGGCAGGCTGCGTTCTCAATCTCCTGACATAGCGCACAGATGGTGTCTCGGTCTGGATCATACGATTTAGCCATTTCCTGCTGGAGTCTATTGCCAAGCTGAATAATGCGAACAGAAAACTCACTCTCATACACTATTTTTCTCCTTTAATTTGCCTTCAAGCAGGTATTCAATTGGTATTCCTTTTTCCTTGCTCTTAGAAAAACAATCGGCTACTTCCTCATCCGTTAGCCCAATCCATTCGCACTCAGGACACTTGCCACCAACACATTGAGACCCGTTTTGGCAGGGCTTTTTCATAAGAGCTTCAATTAGTTCCATGCACTCTTTCTCTTTGTTTTTCCTCCAAGTAATAACGCCAGATTCAGCCAAACTTAAGTAACGATCAAGCATATTGATCGCTGCTTTGCGTAGGTCAGTCATTTCTCACCCCCTTGCTCGAATCAATTCAGCGCACTCGTTGTAGATCAAATCGTTGTTGTCAAATGCGTCAATACCTCGTTCCTCACAAACTTTCGCACACGCCTCACGCTCGGTTAATACTTCATCAGGCTGCGATAGTGCTTGGCGTAGTGCATCTATGGCCTCATGTTCTTCCCATTGTTCTTCTAAAGCCTCCAACGCCATCTCTGCTGCTTTGCGTAGACTCATAGCATCACCAGCACTAGGTAAAGCATTGTTATACATCCTGTAAAACACAGCCCGTCAAGCAGCCAGTTCGGACTTTCGCTTGTCTTTGGCGGCGTTGACCAGAGCCAGCGCTTCTGGACTGCGCTGTAACGCGGCAAATGCGGATTTGAAGCTGGACTTAAGTTCTTCGACATTTGTGGACTCCTCAATCTGTTTTATAAACTTTTCTGGGTTGGACTGCTGGTGGATGGCGTTTTGGACTTCGTTGGCAGAGGCAAATTCTGTCCCGCCAATCCCGAGAGCTGCTAGACTCCTACCGTGGGCCGAGGTCTCCGCGTTTTCTAAAGCGGATGTGCCATTGATCTGACTTGCCTTGCGGTACTCCTCTGCGTGGCCTGTTGCTAGGACACGGCCAGTCTCGTCTGCGATGATGGACTTTACAACCACGCAGTCTGCATCCCGAAATAAGACCTCAGAGGTTAGCGACCAGTTGGAATGTTGCTCCCGAAACTTCTGCACCCGCAGGGCGACGGTTTGATACTCCTTGCCCCTGATATTGACGATTCCTGTATTGCTCATTCTGCCCTCCTCAGAGCGTTGGTTAGTAATTCATGCACCTTCTCAGCCTGTTGCTTTTGTAATGTTACAGTAAAACTCATGGGCCAGTTTACAAGGTTTACAAATACCGAATCCTCGTCAGACCAGATATTGACCTTGATTTCGTGGCCGTATTCGTCTATCAGGTGAGCAGTAGTTTCCTCGTACTCCATCTGCTCTAGTTCCTGCTGGTGTGCTTCAGCGGCTCTCATATGCTATCTCCAAGCTGTTCTTGAGTTCTTTTTGTTGTTTCTCGAGCTCTTCGTACTCTCGCTCCTCGTCCGTGTTCCACTCGCGGTTGAGGTATTCGAGATAATCCATCCTCTCTTCGATCTTTGTAAGTTGCTCCTGTATTTGGTCTAACTGCTTCCAGTTGCGCGGTGCGTAGTCTGGGTTAAACGGTCTAAACATTTTGTCCTCCTCAGGATATGGCGGGATGCCATATAAGAATCTTACACTAGCCATATAACATTGCAAGTAGAATATAAGAAAATTGACTAGGGGTTACACTTAGTTGTATAAACGCAACATGAGTCCCACCCAACGATCCCTAAAGCTCCTGCGCGAGCAAGGTTACAAGCCTTGGATAGTTGAGCATTGGAACCACTTTGCCCGTATCCGGCAGGACCTGTACGGATGTATAGATATTCTGGCTATCGGAAACGGGGAAACGATAGCCGTCCAAACCACTAGCCGTGGGAATGTTGCGGCGCGGCAGAAGAAGATAGTGGAAAACGAGTATTACCCAGAGATGGTGCGGTCAGGCTGGAAGGTCCAAGTCCACGGTTGGGGTAAGCTCAAAGACGGCTGGCAGGTCAAGGTTATAGAACTAAATTAAATGGGTGGGTAGGTTTAAATAAACCCTCCCTCCTATTTTTTTTTTGAACTTCCTTGGACTTGTGGTATCTTAGCGGTGTCGGAAGTGACAAACCGGCACATTGACACAGGAAAGAACCTCTTAGTGAGGCTTGTTATGCACTTCACCTGTGTCGGGTGCTGGCCTGTCAAGCCCAAGTCTCACTAAGGGGTTTTTTCATTTCTGGCCGCTTATCTGTCGTCGGCGAAAGACGGCAGGGCAGGTAGGCGATAGGGATACTGTGGGCAGCGTTGGAACATCCCAGACCGGCGGCGAAGCCAGCACCGGAACGCGAAGAGGCTGGCGAGTCCTGTGGCTCCGAAAGTGCAGGTAAAGGACGGATAGGCTAAGGCTAAGTCCGTCCACCAAAAGTGCAGGGGTATATATGGATATATTAACTACTAGAGGACAACAGACAGTCGCCGATGAGTCGGATGCCTATTCCATCTGGGAGAGAAACTTCCCCGAGTTCCAAGTCATATCTACCCCCAAAGACAAGCCAGCAGTAATAGATGCTCTGTTGCTTAAAAACAACATTTTGCGCTACGCCGTAGAAACCAAGTGTAGGTACGACATGACCCTAGAGTCTTTTGAGCTAGAGCGGGGATACGAGTGGTTGATTACACACGAAAAGGTT